GTAAATTTTAAATTTTCTAATGTTTTAATTTCATTACGAAAATATCTTACCGGTAATCTTTCAAAATTAGTGTAAGGGTCATTTATACTTAAAACAGAACCAGGGGATGAAATATTGTTAGTAGTAACCTTGCAAGGTTTACCGTTTTTATTAATTGTTATTGTTTGAAAAATATTTCTTTGTTTAGTTAACGGATTCTGAGTGTTTACTTCGTCAAATACTCTTTGCGGTATATTATTTAAATTCTTATCTACATTATGTATGGTATGTATAAATTCATCAGATACATAATGGTCTATATTTATTTCAAGATCGTTTGCAATTTTAGCGATATTAATATCGCTTATATTTGTTTCAGTATTTTTAGTTATAAAGTCTTTATTTGACAGTAGCTTACAAATATAATTTTTAAGATATTTTTTAATACCAGCTTTAGAAGTTTTTAGTTTGTTTTTAGTTGTACTAAATTTTACTTCATCTCTTAATTCCTTTACATTTAAAACTTGATTTTTTATTATTTGTACAAAATAATGAACCCCTAATTCTAATTCGTAAATATCATCTACGTCTATTCTATCCAAAAATCTAGCTACATTTTTATCAAGAGTATCTAAAGTTAAATTCTTTAAAAATTGTGTATAAATAGACCTAGTATAATTATTTTTGTTAACTGTTTTTACATCTTTAGCTTCTTTCCATTCTACCAAATAATTATTATAAAGTATAGACAACTCAGATGCATTCGTATTATCTGTATAATACTGCTTCCACTCTACAAACGATATTGGATTAGTTGTATTTAAATCTATTGTCATATGTTTAGACCTTTACGTAATTGATAATCTAAATTCTTGTATATTATACCATCATCTTCATTCCAATTACCGCTTAAAGATGATGCAGAGCGAGTTATAGTTGTGTGTATATTGTCATAATCAATTAAATTATGCTTTAAGTTTTCATCTGCAGATGTTGTATCGTATGTTGTATATGGGTAAAAATCATAAAAAGCAGACAACCCGCTTGCTCCCGATATAGTTGTATCTAATTCCCAACCCCAATTACTATACAAATTATAAGTAGATAATGGGTATGTTGTAGATAAACCAGATGATGATCCATCTACATGTTTTGTTGCGATTTTTTGAGGTTTGAGTACTAGAAATTCATTGTTAAATTTTTGTCTCGCTACAAAATTAGTATATGCTGTTACTGTATATGTTTTTGCAGTAATAGGGTTATCAAAATCAATATTACGCCCATCTGCGGAGGAAGTATAAAAGTTAGAATTTAAGCTTTCAGAAAATTGTTCATAACTACCTAACAATTTAGATACTTTAATACTAAACGTATCATAAAGTCGTTTGAGCTCTGAAGGCGGAGCTGGTAAAATAATATCTATATCTTCATTTAATAAATCATAAAAAGATTGTATTTGATCTATTTTACATAAATCAACATCACTATGATTATTAACAAAATTAGCAATTTTAGAGAAAACTGTTTTACCAAACGTAGTTGGACTAGAACTTGCTTCCCCTACAAACGAAGTAAATATACCATCAAATAGATTATCATATTGATGCATGAATGATTGAAATCTATAACTTTTTAAAACTTTAGAATAATCTATATCTTCATTATCTAAATAAAACTCAACATCATTAGTAGAAGGATATACAGTAAATGTATACGACCCTGTATAATGTTGAAAATCATCTCCTACGTTTCCTATATTACCTGTAAAACCAGAAAGAGCTCCTGTACCGGCGCTAAGAGAATTGATTGCGGCAGATACATTTAAGCTCCACGTTCCTGCGCTTAGAGGGTCAATATTTAGATATAAATAACTACTCAGTTCAGTATGGCCTGTGGTAGTGTTGTATGGGAATTTATTTGTACTCAGACTACTTATATTTGATGTGTGGGTATCTCCTCCACTTACCCAAGACACATTAAAAGTATTATCTGCTGAAAGTTCTCCTACATTACCGGTAGTATCTAATAAAAATTTTGGATAGTGTTTAAGTATGTTTTTGTTTTTGTCTTGTAATGCAATAAAGACTTGAAACTTATCTCCTTGACGTTTGTAATTGATACCAGACATTTCCTTCATACCGGTAGATGTAAAAGAAAACAAATTATTATAATCAACTCCAGTTTTATTTATTTTTACTAAAATACCTACATACCGTTTACTTGCAATACCGCCAGTTTCTAAAAACGGCTGACCAGAATTGTTTATATCTGTTTCAATATTGTCAACGTAAAAATTCTTTACTTTATGTTGACTTGTATCAAATTTGAATAATAACTCAACCCCCGGGCTAATATTAGGAGTATCGTCGTAGTAAGAAATAATTGTTGGTTCTCCAACTGATTGTTCTGTCCCTTCAAACAATGTACTGTTACCAGATATTTTGTAATTATTAGCGCCACTTAAAGTTGCTGCGTTAATTGAACCTAATACATAGGTTTTAAAACCTGCCTCTTCAAAATAATCTATTTTATCAGCATGTATTGGTATAATTTTATTAGTAAGAGGTTCTATAGCATAATTAACTTTTTCAAGCTTACATTTTAATCCTGTAGATGGTATTAAATCTCCAGTATGACTATAAAAAGCATTAAATGGTACCAAATGAGCATACTTACTATTTGTATCATATGGTTTTGATTTACTACCACTAGCAGTCGCGTATACAGTATATTCATCTGTTTCAATTGTATCTTGCCAAGATGCTGATATACCTAATTGGAAAGTATTTTTCGAACTAGCGTCCAGTTGTATTCCTTCTGGAGCTGTACCTGTAGCTGTAACAGAATCAATTACAGATGAAGGTAATTTTATATTTGTCTCTATGTAGTTATAAACCGATACAGATTCTGATAACGTATTATAGTAAGCTCTTCCGTCAATATCATAATAAAATACTGATACTGTATAAATTCCGGGAACGTTATATGTATGAGTTGTTGTAGGGGTATCCGCGGCACTCAAAGTATGACCGTCTCCAAAATCCCAAACTGCTATAGTTTCTGACACTGGCGGTGTCGCGTAGTCATTAATTGAAAGAGGATCCCCAGTTAAAATAGATGTAAATGTAAATTCACTAATACGAGTAAAACCACTATGAGTATCAGATAAACTATGGACATTAGTAGTAGGAGAGGGGGTAGAGCCAGATGTGTTTACCGTTACTGAGAACGGTACTGGTATACTTAACGGGCATTGATCTTCTACACTCATTAATATTCTACTACACGTTTATTAGTTACTAACGATTTTACTTGAATTTTATTTTTAAATGCAACAGGGTTTTCAATATACGGAATTTGAAACGGTAGTAGTGGACATCTTGTGTCAAATACTTTTTTATCCTTTCCGTTGTAAATAGGATTAAAAACACAAAAAGATAATCCAGGTACAGATCGTTCTAAATCAGTTCTTGTTGTTTCTATAGAAGAAATACCTTGTATTTTTTCTAGTTCGTTATTTAAAAATCTTACATCAATTATATCTCCAAGTTTCAACCCATTAACGTAATTAGTTATTGTATTAAAAACTTTACTCTTTAAATCTTCTTCATTTATTAATGTTCTAGCTTCTTTAGTTATAATTAATTTAGTTTGGTCTTTATAACTAAGTTTGTTTGGTTCACCAGATAGTCTTAAAGATATATCTAAATTTAAATATACAGGATCTATAAAAGCAATTTCACTGTTTAATAATTTGTAATCTGCAATTTCATTTCGTATTTTTTCTTTTAAAGCGTTAGACAAATAATTTGATCTAGTAATAACAGATTTGTTTTTACGCAAGTTAGGTACTATGGTTAGATATATATTATTTGCATCCGAACTATCAGCAAAATAATATTGATTATACAATGCATTTGTTTCTAAACTATAATCTGTGAGACCTAATTCATCATTTAAGTAATTTAAAAAATTATTAGTATAATCACTATTATTTTGTACCGCGACATCATAAACAAGATTTTTATAATTACGTTCAATAAAACTTTTATAGTCTCCTTTTGTAGTTAACTTATACTCTGAGCTAAAAAATTTAGGAGCGTTTTGTTTTATTTCGTTTACAGTTTCTTCTTCCCCATAATCTGTACTATCTTCAGCATTACTTACTGTTGTGTTAAGAATTGTTTCTATAGTGAGAAAATTAAGAGATGTATCTTTAGTATCTGATAAAATGTCATCATACTGAGTAGTGTTGTAAATATTTAAATTACTGTTGTTAAATGTATTTTTAGTTACTTTACCATCTACTCCAGAGGATTTTATATAATATATCGCAACTTGATCTCCTTGGGTAAGTTGACGACCGTTTACGTTATTACCAAACTTTAATTCATAATTTTTATTTTCGTTATATCTAATTTCAAAACCTCTCTCATTAGGTTTAGACAGATAAATAGATGGTACCCGACTCCATTCATACCATTTATTTTGTTCGTTTACTTCCTTTACATAAACAAAAATATTAAAATGATCAATTGTCGTATCTCCTCCTGGTAATAAATTGATAACTTCAAATTTTTCACCTATAGAAGTTATTACTGGATATTCTTGAAGTGTACCTTCATACATTAATTGATTACCTATAGCAGTAATAGACTCAGATTCAGAAGTTAGTTTTTCAAAAGTTACGTCCCGAGTAAATGTAAATGTTTTTCCTTGACTGCTAGCAAAAGTAAATTTTGGTAAAGTATAATAACCCGCAGATTGGTCTGCGGTACTATTTAATTGTACAGGTAAAACTGCTGTTTGTTTTCCTACAGGTTTGTAATCAATTAGTTTAACAATACGGTTTATATTTTCATACAATTCAGCATCATTAAAATTACTCTCCGCACTAGTTTGGTTTAAGTAAAAAAGTAATGTATGATACGAATATGCAATTATATCTATGAGCGCTGATATATTACTACCTTCAAAATTCTGATCTGTAAAATTAATAGTAGTATCATTGTTTATTCTATCAATTATTAAATCTCTAAGACTCTGCGCATCAAAACTAGTATATGCGTCAGTTGGTAAATTAAATTCTGTAAAGTTTGCCATAATTATGAGTAGTTGAATCCTTGTGTTGTTAGTAAACCAGTAGCTGTACCTTTTTTATTATTTAACGAAGGTATAGTAATTGAAATTGTAATTTTATATTCATTAAAATTTGGCCTAGCAACTACAGCGACATCGTTTACAACTATACGAGGTTCATATAAAGCTAATTCTTCGTAAATTGTTTGACCGATTGTTTGACCGTTTTCTTTTGATACTGCTTCAAATAAATATTGCTCTATATCAAGTCCAAATCCAGGATTCAATATTTTTTGACCTTTCTTTGTGTTAAAAATATTATGAATTGAATTGTATATAGCTTTTTCGTCATAATCTATTTTGAGATCTATAGCGTTTTTTGCTGCTCCGGTTGGTTTGTTAGACGTATTAGCGTTTAAATCAATATCTAAATGTAAGTCAGCATAAGAATAAAAACGAAAACTATTTTTATTTTTCGAATTTTTAAGTATATCTAATTTAAGCGCCATACATAATTATTTAATTTAAAAATGCTAAAAACAATAAATAATTTAAATGAGTAAATTCGATACTATATTTGAGGCGCAAATTGGTAGGTTCGTCAAATCCGGTCCTATTGCTGGAGATTATGTTAAATTTGCAAGTAATTTAAAATCTTCTGATTGGTATACGAGCCAAGACGAAGCTCGTAAAGCATATGTTGATGAAATTGTTACTGTTGCAGAAGAAGGTAAACATCTTATGCTATCAACAATTAAAAAAGCAGTATATGAGACTGAAACAACTGATACGGAAAAACAATTAGCTGATATTGCTGTTGAGATTACCCCAGGTTTTTACGCTCAGAAATTGACAATACCGTTAGAATTATTAGAATTTGCAATTAGTTCTGCAGACGCCCGCGGAACTCAAAAAGATCCAACTAATGATCAAAAGAATCCAACAACTTTAAAACCTGAAGTTGCTGAAGATGCGACGATTGATGTTGGTCAGCAAACTAAAATACCTAACGGAGATTATAAATTAAGTACAGCAAACTACTTAAACGCGTAATTCAAGCATACAAGAATAGAAGTTGATCTCTTGATCTATACACTGACTATTCTGATAAAAATATCTAGAGACTGTAATTAAACAGTCTCTTTTTTTATCTTCATCCATTGTATACTCATATAAGAAATCAAATAGTTTTTTAAACAACATATCGTAATCATTGTTAAACAATGCTTCATTTTCGATAATGTGTTTACGTATTTTCATATATTGTTTGCTTGGTAGTAGATTAGATACTATTTCTTGAAAAAAGTTATCAGCATCGAAATCATTTTGCTGACTACCTTCAGATAAATGAAACTTTTGAATATTGTTTATACCTTTACGAAAATCAGGATAACAACTATTAACAATATCCATAAAATCATCTTTGTTAATAGATACATCTTCTAACTTAACTATAGAAATAAGTTTTGCAATATAATCAGACTTATCGTAATTAATATCTATAGTTTGACATCTACTCTGTAAAGCAGGTATAATTTTATGTTTGTAATTTGCAGTAAGTACAAATCTAGTTAGATCATGATATTCTTCAATAGAATTACGTAATGCTTTTTGAGCATCAACTGATAAACCATCACACTCATCTAAAATAATAACTTTGATATCGCCAAACAAACTTTTTGTTTGAGCAAAATTAAGTACTTTAGTTCTTATGGTATCAATACCATTCTCATCTGAAGCGTTAATATAAAGATATTGGCATTTGAGAATATCATTAACTATAACTTTCGCTAAAGTTGTTTTACCGATACCTGGTAATCCAACAAACAAAATATTAGGTAACGTCTTATCTTGCTTTATCTTATTAAAATAAGTAAGAATATTCTTATTTAGAACAACATCATCAAGACATGATGGTCTATACTTTTCACACCAAATGTCAGATATTTCCATTATTGCCAATATTCAGTGTCTGATAATTTATCTGTATCCATTGGAGAATCTGTAGAACCAAAACCTGCATCCCCTCGATCAGCTTCTGTTACTTCATCTGCCCAACTAACATTTGCAGTTATATGAGGATATAATACTAGTTGCGCAATCTTCGTACCTTTATTTAAAGTTACATTAGTATCGCTAAAGTTATATAATTTAACTCCCAAATCTCCCCTATACCCATTATCTATAATACCTAAATGAGGTTGTAAATTATGTTTGAATCCTAAACCACTACGAGGCTCTACACGAAACCACCACCCTGGCTCTAAGTAACCTAAAGTTACTCCTACTGGAACGACAACAGATCCTCTC